CTTGTAGAAGCTCTTTAGTTAGAGCGCTCTTGATGGCTCGAGAGTTAGGGTCGTTAGGGTCGCCAGTCTGTGACTCAACAGTTAGTTGGTCTTGGAGGTCAGCACGTTTCTTGTCAGCCATTTCGTCTGGTGTGATTGACAGGTCAACCTTTACGGTCCAAGTCTGAATACGCTCGTAGTAGGCTTTCCAGTCGACATTTACGATATTGTCATCACCGACGAAACCTTCGCCCTCAATAGCGTTGATGGCGTTCTTGGCTTCATCATCGACAATAAGTCCTGTCTGGCCAACTTGTTCGCTGAGGTATAGGTCAAGGGCGGTTAGTGCGTACTGCCTGATGGCGTTCTCTATAATAGCAGTTACCTGAGCAGATGAGAGGTCACGTACTTGGTTCTGAGCCTGTACAGCGTCAGTGTTCTGGTAGGCTGAGCTCTGACTAGGTGGGTTGCCACCGCTTACACCCATTGTCGTTAGGATGTTGCTGTCAATGTAGCCCATAACAGAGTTGAACTGTTCGAGGGTTGAGTTTGATAGCTCCATAATACGGACATCAGCGTTAGGGTCGTTTGACTCCCACTGTGCACCGCGACGGAGTGGTGTTGCGGTTGTGAATAGTCCACGCTTAAAGACTGGTGCATCGGCGTTCAGCAGTTGCATTTTAGCGGTTGATTGCAGGTAGATGTTGCCGTAGGTTGCCATTGGTGAGGCGAGGCGAGCTCGGCTGATACCGAAAGGCGAGAGTTGAGCGGGGTCAATTACAAGGAAGGACACTCGAGGGTAGCCAAACTTTGACTTGCTTTTTATCTCCATCAGAGGCTTGTCTATCTGCGGTGTGTAGACGGTTATAGGGTAGTAGGCACCAACTCCGTAGCGAGTCATAAAGTCGTAGGTATCCTCTGAGCCCATACCGGCGTTCTGCTTTGGTGTCGAGAGGTATCGGTTAAAGTCGTAGGCTTGCGGTCCAGTCTCTAGGAGCTCCTCGAGAGCCTTGACATCCCACATAGTTTTCTTCTTCGCTTTAGCGTCCTTGATGAGCTGTTTAAGGGCTCCCTTGGTCACTCTGGTGCGAACGTGGTAGTATTGGCTGTTTGATGCGTCAAACACGCCAGGCTCGATTACAACATCGTTGTAGTGCAAAGTCTCGAGCATTGTTGAAAACTTGTTAAAAATCTTACCAACATTTGCGCGGAGAGGTACGAAGCCTGTTGTCAAGGCTGTCTGAGCCGCCATCTGCATTGTTGAAAGAATACCAGTACCGAAAGTGTCCTCGTTGAATACAACGCTTCGGAGCAGGTAGGTGGCAACGATAGCGTCGACTGACAGCTTAGTACCGTTCAGTTGGACTGAAAGGACAGGCACCTGTTGTACTGAGTTGCGAGGTATCTGGCGCACTGCATTTGCCAGTGTTACGGTTCCGACTTGTGGGGCGTTTTTCTGGTTAGATAGTGCCACGCCATCGGCGAGATTTTCGAGGCTAGGGAAGTCTCGGTTGAAATTATCAGCCCAAGCTTTTCCTTTTCCCCATTCTGCAATAATTGATTGAATATCCATAAGCGTATTTTACCCTACATCCGCACTAATGCCTAGAGGTTGACCCTGGAACGATATTGATCGCCCAATAACCGCTGAGTTATCTAGGTTTATAGCTATGGTTGCTTGTAATTCGTTAGTTATTACGTTGTTCAGCGGAATCTTAAAACGTATGTCATTTTTCTGTGCGGTCTGACCATCGTTAATTGTGTCTGTCTCACCCCATCGCAGTACCTCGGTCGGCAGGTTCTGGTTGAAAAGATACCCAGACGATGACCAGTTACCAACAGATGACTTGACGTACACGCCGTTAGAAACAGACTTGACCTTAGTTTTCATTTTGCCAGTCTGCCTGTCACGCCAACGCACAATCAGGTCAACGGTGCCGACGAACTGGCGCAGGTAAAAGACGACCTGCACTACAGCGTAGTAGCCATCGTGAGCAGTGTTCGTACCGATAAGCGCAGTCGTTACCTCCATCGGGAATGGAACGGCAACACCAGAGGAGTTCTGGTCCTGTGCAACAAATACGTCATCAAGACGGTAGAAGCTACTTCCCTGTGCAACGTAGACGAAGCCAGCGCTACCGGGTGCAGAAACAACGCCAATCCACTGTGCGGGCACGTCGAAGGTGTACCACATCTCACCGTCCTTGCGAGTGACATCGTATACAAGGATTTTGTTGTTGTCCACAAAACCACGAGCAGGGATAGCGAATAGCATACGGTTAGCCCAAGCGGTTCCCACAATCTGACCCAAGAGGTCAGTACGGATGCTCTTAACTTCGTCAATAACAGGGTCAGAAATACGCTCTGGGAGCAATACGTTCTGTAGCGACGCCTGAGTGTTCAGCATAAAGATGCCGTCAGTGGTCGGGAACACCATCATACCCTTGTAGTTGACTACAGCATACGGCGAAGATACACCGGCAGCACCGTAGTTCTGCTCGCTTGATCCCCATATCGTAGCCGAGAATGTACCAAGTGAAACCGTGTTTGGCTCGATAATAGACTGCTTGGAGAGACCCTCGGTGTTGCTGAATAGGACGGTAATACTCGGAATACCCTGTCCGTTACGGAAACCGATAACACTCTGAGGGAAATAGTTGGTGCCTTCGTTAAGCACTAGGCGATAACCGCCATTGCCCTCGTTAAAGTCAAGTGTGTTTTCGGCGTTGCCACCGATGTAAACCGCATACTCATCGCCAAGCACACCATACAGGAAGGGGCGACCCTCTATTTCAATGCCGTATTTTGCTTTCGGTCCTTCAGTCGAGTTGACGGTAGGAGAAGTTCCAGCGTTGGTAAGCTGAGTAATCTGACCGTTATCGAAGAAGGTCGTGTCGGCAATGTCTAAGCCAAGAGCGATTGGTAGCATATCAGAGCGCTGGATAGTACCACCAGCAGGTGCCGTAGATAAGTACACGTTCCACGAAACGGCGCCAGCTGGTCGAGTGTTGGGGTCGGTGATAGTTACGCCCTGTGAACCATCGGCAGCCCACTGCTCACGGATTTTGCCCACAGGCTGAGTGAGGATAGGGGTAGAGATAGTTTTACCAACGACTGAGTTATAGGCGATGTTGTAGTATACATTCTGAGTAGTACCAGTCACACCGACAACAGCTCCTGTTGGGGCTGAGGCTGGATTGGCGACAAAGGTAAACTTAACGACCTCAAGGTTCGACAGGTCGACATAACCGAGTGCGTCTACACCGTTCAGTATCAGCACCTTGTCCTGTAGTCGGAGGAAGGTGGTGGTAGTGCCGGCTGTAGTGACCGTATTGGAGCCACCACAGTCAGTCCAGGTAGCATCGTTTTCTTGACAATGCTTGATTTTACCGTCGTCTGCGGTGATATAGATGACTACACCTCCATATAATGACGGATAGGCCTGTCCAGAGGCTCCTACGACGTCTGGGAGCCATTTCTTGAGACCAAGCCGATGAGTGATAAGACCTTGGTTGTTAACCATAGCGTTACGACCGACTGAAAACGAGTTAGAGCGGATATTGGCTGCACCGCGTTGGTCAAGACCACCGTCAAAGCTAACAATATCGATAGAGCTAATCTTCGATTGAGTAACCTTCGGGTATTTTGACTTTGGCCGCATTACTAAAACCCAACTCCACCGACCCAGGCAAAGCTTTCGCGGACTACATCACTGGCGTCTGCTGAGGCGTTGTTTTCCTCTATGCAGTCGGCTAGATGGCTGTCATACTTCTGAGAAAAGCTTGGTGTTAAGCCACCCTGAACGATGTCTGGCAGGACTTGGTTCTTGATAACACCGAGCACAACAAGCTGGTAGATGTCTGGGTAGTCATCGAGGAGTGTTAGAAAGGCAACATTGCTTTGTGAAAGGCGAGGGGCGAAAGCAATAGTGTCAGCGACTACATCGCCGCCAACCTCAGTGGGGTTAAGAGAGCGAGAGAATATCAGGTTGCGCTTGAGCACCATAGAGCGGTCACGGATGTCGTGGTCAGTGGGGTCGTTAATCTGGTTAGGGTTAACAAGCTTGAAAGTCGATACGACTGTGCCGTCCTGACGGATAGTCACATCCCGGTAAGGGCTGACGACTAGTTTGCGGATAGTGGGGGCGAGAGCGTAAGAGATAGTGTTAGCAGTGGCTACTGTGCCGATAACGGCATCGTTGGTACGCAGGAAGTTCCAGTCGACCATTGAACCGTTGGGGTTGCGAGCTTTTTCTAGCTCTGGGAGATACTGGTTTACCCAGCCAATGGTTTGATTTTGAAAATCAGTAAGATCAACCCCTGTTACGTCGCTCTCTTGATTGTATCGAGCGAGGTAGATGGCTTGTGCAAGTGCTGTTAATCGTTCTTGGTCAGTCATAGTTGTGCCCTCATTATACTTGTATTCCCTTCTTAACGCTAATGTTTCGACCCTTCGGAATTGCAGCGATACTCGGTGTTCTCAAATCCTGAATTGGCTTGAACAATGGAGCGTCGTCAGCATAGGTGCCTTTACCTGTTGTACCAGCGCCAATTAGTGATGAAGGAAGGGAGGCGAATGAGAACTTTTTGCTACCACTACCACTACCAGATTTAGCCTTCTTTTCGGTGTACTTCGCCTTTGAGCTATCGGAACCCCTACCAGAAACGCCAGCTTCAGTACGAGCTGCGTCGTAGGCGTATAGCCTTTCAGCCATCTCCATATCGTAGTCATCACTATCGGGGTCAATCATATCTCGCCACTCAGACTCGGTGACATCTTCGTAGAGGTTTTGCAGAGCAGTATCGGCATTGTATTTTTGGTTCACGCCAGCTCTAATGGCAAGGTATTTAGCCCCAGATTTAGTCTGAAGGTTATCGTCTTGCTGTGAAAGCACCTTGTTGGCTTTCTTGTTGTCGTAGTTACCTTGGTAGTAGTTAGCGGCATTGTCGTTATCCTCAAGCCATACCTTGCGCTGATCTTCGGTTTGAAGTTTGTGCTCAATAAGTGCAGAGCGTTTCTCTGGCGACAGTGAGGAGTTGATGTCTTTGGTTTGTGTACCGAGCAGGGTCTCTTTCAAGTATTCAGCCTTCTTTTCGTCATCGGCACCTTGGTAAAGCTTGCTCTCAAGGAGCACCTTAGCGTCGTCTAGCCCACCGGGGTTCTTAACGTCGTTACCGGGAGTAACCTCTGAACCGAGCTTGGCGAGTCGGTTCACCTCGTCGTTCACAGGGTCAACTGAGGCACCGGTGTTGGAGCCACTATTGGAGGTTGTGACAGCCTGTGAGCCCAGTGAGCCCTGTGTGTTGTTACGGACTGGATTGCCGAAGTTGTCAGTTTTTGCAGGTAAACCTGGGCGAGTGAACGGATTGCGAGCCTTGATACTGTCGATGAAACCGCCAGAGGTGTCTCGCTTGGTGTCATCGAGCGCATTAGCTATGTTGTTCTGTAGCCCTGATACCGGCACAAGTGACGAAGTAGAGAAACCAGCGGAGCGTTGCAGCTTCTTAATTGCAGCTTCCTGTTGGTAGCCGCTACCAGTAAGGGCGGTGGCGATTGTACCAGCGTTCTGGATTGCACTGTCGACACCGAGGTTTTCAAGCATTTGACCAAGAGTACCATCGAATACCTCGCCGATGTCACCACCGCTTGCAATAACGGCCGGGATAACAACAGGCAGGGCAAAAGGTCCGACTACACGCCCTGGTTGGATTTGGAGTTTCTGTCCGTTACCGAGGTCGAAAGAAAGAGCGTTGGGAACGATGCCGTCTTTTTCCCATCGAGCAGCTTCGTTTTTGTCGCCAGTCGGGTATGCGCCAGTCCACTCAGCATTTTCAGCTACGAGTGAACCGATGACAGCAGCAGAGGCAAAGCCACCCACAACACCGTCAACCAGGCTCCGAGACATCATAATTTGACCGATTTGTCGGGCACTTTCGCCACCTTCTTTGGCAAGTTTCAGTCCTCTTATCATATTAGGAACACCAAGAGCTGAGGCGTTAAGCGACTTAGCACCGATACGGTACGTTGCACCAGCGAAACCAGACAGAGTAGGCATAATTGCGTCGTTTAGTTCTCGGCGCACACGCTGCGAAACTCCGAGGTTTTTAAGCATCTGATTGTTTGCGATGAAGTTGTCAACCTTGGACAGGCGATTACCACTGCGACCGACACGGCTACCCGATGACATCGGAAGTGAGACATACCCAGCGTAGGTGTCTTGG